TCATGTCTACCGGATATATAAAGTACTATCTCTTTATTATTCGGGTCATAATATGCTGTTCTTCCAAAAAAGTTTGAGGCATTTGCTTGATCTTTTTTAATAGTTACATCTGGTAGAGGAGTTATCTCCATCCCCTGGTCTATCATGTATTCGGTTAGTGAAGCTATAAAGTCTTTTAATTCTAGTTTATTTTTTTTATTTTCGGCGATTTGTTTAAATCCAACTCTTAAGTGATCTCCTTTATATTCTATCTCTGTATTGTTTGGTACTAATCTGGTTAAGTAGTTGTAAAGTGTGTTGATGTCTGTTTTTGTATTACTTTCTTTTAACGTGCTATTATTATGTCCACATTTATGGCATATAAATAAGTCATCCCCTCCATCTTTTATATCCCAACTCCATCCACATTTATCGCATATAATCTTCTTATCTTTTATCTCTTCTGTAACAAAGTAGTTAGTCAAAAAACCTTCAATATTATTAGCTAATATTTCCGATACTATTTTGTCTTTTAAGTCTGTCAGTATGCCTAGCACTTCTTCTCTAGAAAGGTCTTCTGGAAAGAAATCTAAAACCTTATCTAAATTTCCAGACAATATTGTATTTCTAAAGTCTGTTGCTCTAATGCCTGAACCTGGTGCTGCTGCTAGAGCTAATCCACTTACATTTGGAGCGTTTTTAAATGTAGTTATTCTTCTTAAGTCTACAAAATCTTTATCTCCTCTAATACCTGTTACAGATACAAATTCTTGTTTAGGGTTTGCTTGTGCATAGTCTTTAGCTGCAAACATTGGATTTGATTCTCCATCACGTATTTCAACATTCCCTAAGTATTTTGAATATACCTTCCATATTGACATGGACTCTTCTTTAGTTATCCCGTTTCTTTCTCCTGCTCCTACAAAGACTATTACCTTATCAATTTTAGGTTTGCTATTACTTGTTCCTTTAAGTAAGTTTGCACCTGTCTCTTTGTAATTATCCTTGTCATATATCGAACCGTTATATGAACCGTCTAGTAAAGATTTTACTACATTAAAATGTCCTCTATGAGGTGGTTTATATGCTCCTGGGTATAGTGCTATCATGCTAAAAATGCTTGTACTTTAGAATCTATTTCTGATACTGAGGAGTGTTTCAGCTTTTCTTGAAATGTTGGATTGTATATCATATCTACGATATTATCTAATACTTCATCTGCCTTTTGTTTCCTTTTCTCACTACTATCTCTGTATTTCTTAACTGCATCTCTAAGTTTATCTTGTCCTGGACCAACTCCATTCTTTCTAAAGGATTTTAAGAATGCACTTTTGATTGCTTTATCTTCTGATCTATTGTCTTTATTCCAATCTATACTTCCAACATCTTTTATAAACTGCTGCTCTTCCTCAGGTGTCATTTCTACTGGTACAAAGAATGAAGATCCTCCAACGTTATTATCTTCGTTAAATTTTTGTAAGTAATCTTTTACTCCACTTAAGCCGTTTTTAGCAGCTTTGTCAAATCCTTCAACTTCTTTTTTGTACTTTCCTCCTCTATCACTAACGAATATAGATAAATTACCTTTTAATTGTCCATTAAAATCTTCTATTTTAGCATACACATTTCTCCAGGTTGCAAAAACAGAGTCTCCAGGTATGTTTCTTTCTCTAGCCATAAAATTAGATACGTATGAGATCATAGGATGAGCATACACCATAACCATGTAGACTTCATACCCTAAAGCAAGTAGTTTATCTAAGTTTTTTTGGAAACCTGCACCAGAGGCAGTAGTATCCCAGACAAAGCTAGTTTTTTCTTCTGCTGCTGCCATTGCGTCCTTTGACGTTTGATTGGCTGCTGGTCCTAGTTTGTTGTAGTACGGGTGGTCTTTGTCCTCCACGTACTTGTCTGGGTTGAATTGTTCTAGGCTGTCTAACCCTAACTGGTTTAGAAGGTATGTTTTGCCTGATCCTGCTCCTCCCGCCATTATTACTGCTTTCGGTCGATCTGATCGTTCTAGTATTAAGTCTGATAGTTTGATCATTATTATTGTTATTAGTTGTTCTTCTTCTATTTACTACTGTTTGTGTTACTCTCCCTCTTCTTCCGTTAATGTAGGATGTACTTGTTCTTCTATTATAATTATTGCCATAAAATGTATTATGACCGGTATTCCAACCGTAATAGTTGTTCCAACCATAAGGATTACCCCATTGGTTAGAGGACCAACGTCTATTATTCCAGCTATACGACCAACCCATTCCGTATCCATAGTTGTTATACCCCCATCGGTCATATCCAAATGGTGACCATCTATGAGGCGAATGCCAATTGTATCCCCATACCCAATCGTTCCACATTTGACTTCTACTGTAATAAGGGTTATAGTAATTATACCTATTACCTAATATTCTATTGTTCCAATCAAACGATCTAGGCTGTCTTAAAGCATATTGTGCAAAATCAAATCTAAAGTTAAAATCTGTTCTGAGTAATCGTTGAAGTTCAAACTCATTATCTATTACTGTTATTTCTGCATCGGATCCTTCTATGCTGTAAATAGGATCATGATTTAGAGTACTTACTTGGAAAGTAGCACATCCTGATAATAATAATACTAGTAATAAAAGTAATGATCTGTTCATATATTATAATTTTAGAGTTGTAGGGTAGCTATTATAAATAGGTTCCGTATTAGGGTTCTCTAATGAGTATAGTTTATATATCATTTTAAACAATTCAAAGTTTTCTTCTATTTTATCTATCTGTAAAACTTTCCACCCTTTTCCTTGTATTACGTTTTTTTGTTTAGATGGACCTCTAGAATGAGCTTTTAACCAGATTATACCTGTACGCTGTATCTTTATTCCTTTTGCTTCTTCTAACCCTTTAGCATAGGCTGAAAGCTGTAAGTCGAAGGACTTATGTACTGAGTTTGATGTTTTAATATCTAGTAGCCATATTTCTCCGTGCATCTTTACTACTAGATCTGCCGTACCTGCATATCTATGTTCGTCTGACCATACAAAGTCTTCTGCAGATATCAGTTCAGGTTTGTGTGTTCTCCAAAAGTCTGCAAACTTTAATATCATTTCCCAAACTATTTGAGAGTACTTCGCATTACCGTAATCATCCATCCAAGAAACTTCTTTCCCTAGAACTAACTGTTCACATGCTTCATGTACCTGTGTTCCTTGTTTTCCTGCTCTTCTCATAATAAGATCGGCGTTATGCCCAACATCCTTAAGCCATGACTCAAAGAATTTATTCTTGGGCATATACTGGAGTATAGTTGTTACGGACGGGTAATATACTCCTTCACCTCTCTTATAGACTCTACGGTCTAAGAAATTTATCTGTTTTAACTGTGGGTTAAAATCTAATCTCTTTTTTTCATTCTGTTCAAGAATGTTCATTCCTTGCTTTATCATAAATTTAATTTTTGCAACATAATCTTAGAAAAATCTAATTCTATTGCGTTCTGTACTAGTTTAGTAAAGTCTTGAAATCCCATTTCTGAAGGATCTTTACCTGGTAGTTCAATTAGAAAAACTCTAAATCCTGCTGCTATGAATTTTTCAGCCATTTTTAAAGCTGCATCTTGAGCGTCTAAATCTAGAGCTATGTAGATGTCTGTTAATTTACTTGTTAATATTTTTCTCCAAAGTTCATTGGATATACTCTTACCTAAGATAGGTATAGCATTTCTTCTTATTGCTATAGCGTCAAATACTCCTTCACATAGTATAATAGGACAATCCCAGTTTATTAAGTTCTCATAAAATATTATGTCTTTGGAAGATTCCGGGTTTTTGTACTTAAAATAGTTGCCGTCAAAACTTCTTCCAACAAAATAATTGAGCCTGTTGGATCCAGAATAACTCGGCAAAATAACTCTTCCTCCATATTCTCCACTTGTGCAGTATCCAATACCATATTTAATAAAATCATTGTCGGTAAGGCCTCTGTCATATAGGTATTTTTTAACTAAATTTGCTACGACTGATGTATTTGTTGCTTCATCTAATCTTTGATACTCTTTAGGGAGTTCAACTATAGATGTACCTGTATATTCTATTTCTGAACCTTTAGGTAGGTACTTCAGTATAAGTGCAGCTTGATCTTTAGGTGTATTAAGTTGTTTGAGTAGTGATCGGATAGTACGGCCTTTTGTTTGACATACCCAGCATTCCCAGGGGTTATGTCCTTTTTCATTAGTAGCCATGTTTATTTCTAACTTAGGCTTACGGTGATTACAAAAGGGGCAGTGGAAAGCATGATTTGCTCTCGCTCTCTTATGAGATTTACCTAGTAAATTCTCTATAGATCCAAGTAAAAAAGTATAATCCATTTAGTTGTCCGTAACTATTATCTTATAATATAAGAAAAATAATTCTAAATATCAACTAATTTTAAATGATTTTTTTGATTAACCATAATATTTGATGGTCTAATATCTAATTCTTCTGGGTCTATACCTATTCTTGTAGATTCTCTTTCTAATGCTTCAACCCACTCTTCAGGAATATCTCCTTTGAATTCTCCTAAAACTTCCATTTGTATTATACCTAGCTTAGGGTTTATAATTTCTACATCATATATTCTAGCAAAGTTATTTGTCTTTTTACCTTTTAGTATAGCTGCATGTTCTAATTCTACTTCGTCTGTTGTTGCTTTATACACTCTACCGTTAAGAAGGTAAGCTGATCCATAATCTCCTGAGCCTAAGTATTTTCCGCCTTTATCTCTAAGTTGATCTGTTACTTTTTCAAAAGCCGGGTTATATTCTAGTATTTCACCAAGTATAACTCTTGATAGTTTCATTATTATTAACTTTCTTTTTTATTAAAATTAAAATTAACAGTTGGGTACCACTCTCTTTCTCCTGGTTCTATATCGTAATAGTTACTATCCTGTGTAATTTCTAAACCTTTGCTTTTTATAAACCCTATTATTTTATTCCATTCGTCTTTTTCAAATTCACTTTTAATTCTAAAAGTAACTTTACCGTAAGCTTTTCCTTTTAATGGATCATTATCTTCTCGTCCGGCAGAATAGTCCCCCATATTTACATAAGGATCTCCTCCAAATTTAATATCTAACTCTTTAGCTAGAGAATCTGATTCTTTATCGTACTTGTTGAAGTCTACTTCTAAAAGAATGTCTGTTAGTTTCATAGTTTATAAATTTTTACTTTAAGATCCCCTGTTCCTTTGATTAATCGGTGATAAGTCTCTTTAGGTATAAATAGTTTATTTTCTGATAATCTCTGTGGTAATTTGTTATCAAATTGAAATTGCCAGTCTGTTTTATGTGTAGTTTCTACAATCCTATCTTCTTTGTCTCTATGCCAAACATATTCAAATGAATCCGTGTTATGAGAAAATTCTCTTATTAAGTACCCTTCCTTATTAAAGTCTTCATATGGATTGTCCATAACTGTTTTATTTACCAGTACCCAGAGAAGTTCTTTGCTCCTCCTAGTGATTTCCAATATCGTCCTACGTTACAAGCCCAGTAACCCGGTTTTGTTTTATCTTTTTTAGTAGCACATTTATGTCTTGCAGCAAAAGAAGCTCTTGCCCCTTTCTCTTTTATCTTTACACTCAGTCCTGTTGTGCCTCCGAAAGAAACTTTAACAACGTTGCCTTTTTTATTTTTAGTATAAACAAAGAACTTTTTAGAGCCTCCTCTTTTTGGTTTATTTAAAGGTACATCTTTACCTTTATATTTAGCTTCTTCTAATGATTTTTCTTGAACTGATATTATATTTGTTGGAATATAAGCATTAGTTCCATCACCAAATTCAATATGCACTCTTTTATCATTTTTATCTAAGATATAGACTTGTTCTCTTTCTCCTGCTTTAAAATATTCAAAGTCATCGTCATACCCTTCGCCGGTATTCATTTTAACTTCGTAATCATTTTTAAAAGTTATTATTGCTCTATCTTCATTAATCATTGGTAAATCTAAAGGCACTTTATTTGCCTCGTATACTCCATATAGACCTATATCTGTTGTTTCTATTAACTTTAAATCTTCTTCATTAAGTTGAATTTTACCGTCTCTATAAGCATCTCTTGCTTCAGCAAATAATTGTATAAAGTTGGTGCTAGAATAACGGTAGACATTCTCATGTAAGGTGAGATTATTATCTATATGGTACTCCAAAGAAGGTAATCCTAATAAATCTTTTATCTGTATCATAATTTACTTTTTATTTCTTTCTTGCCATTCTTGGGAGATTTTATCCTTATCTATTGGACCTCCTTTTGCCCATGTTCTACAGCTTCTTGCAGAATGACATTTAAAATGATGCATCCAGCAGTAGCCTAATTTACCATCTTCATCAGATGTTACACCTGGCATACATTCTTCCATTCTAGGAGATATATCAAATGCTACACAATTGCTGCAGTTAGTTCCTTTTGCTGCTTCTTCTGTAGTGTTCCAATATTTTGCTATATCTTTCCAGTATGTGCCTGGTTCACTTACATTTAGTGGACCGTATTGTATATGAGTTGCTTTTATTGAAGCATCTCTATTTTTAGTATTGAGTATTAAATCCTGTGTTGCAGCGGGGCAGGAATCATTATTCTCTTTTAGTAATATATCTGTTAGTTTCATATATCAAAGTCTTTTCTATAGAACTTACCGAGTACATTATCGTTGATGTAGCTATCCTTGTTCTCTAGTACTTCATTTATAAATAGGTATTTACATTCAAAATACGTTAGAAGCTTTTTATTAGGTACATAACATAATATTGAACGTTTAAAATCTGCTGGTTGACCTTCTTTGACATACTTCAGTATATCTTTATGTGATCCGTAGTATGTCTTCCAATCTGACTCTGTTATTATTTTTTGCTTAAGAGGTGTTCTTCCTCCTATACCTTTTGCTTTTCTTTCCTCTCTTAAAGCTTCCAAAGCTCTTTTACCTAATCTCTTATTACGTTCAAAGTATAGAACTTTTTTACCTATGTACTTTTTATTTGTAGGGATATGTAAAGTTTCATATATAAAACCATATGTACCTTCCGGCATATCTGATATCTCTGTAATTGTTTGACCTTTGTTGGTCCATTCGGGGACTGTTACCATATCTAATGAAAATACGAATTTATTTTTAATTTAACAACTTTAATTTCTATAACTCTCCTTTTAACTCT